AGCAGTAGATGTATCTATTAAGTCTTTTCAAAAAAGATGTGGCTATGGTATAACAGCTTATAACTTAATTAAGTAATGATCCGATACTATCCAAAAAATAGAATAAAATCAAACCAGTATACATCCGGAGGTGAATATCGAAAGGATGGAGCTGACTATGCCGGGTACTACTACACTACGTACGACGGAAGAGTTTTTACGGGCAAAGATCCTTATGATATTGATGCAAATATACCGTTAGATAAGCTAGTATCTCAGACAATGGTATCACAGATTAACGAAGATACATCGATCAATAAGACCCTAAATGTACAAGCTCCTTTCGACCCTAGCTATGTGTTTGCTTTAGACCAACAAACAGGAGTTACTCCGCAACAATATTATCCTGAACCTACCCCAGAAGATTATCAGAAAGGATTCTTTATAAGGTATTTCGCAAAGAAGAGAAACGAATCGACAGGTATTATTGAGATTTCAAAAGCTTCTTTCGACAACTACCAAATTAATAGCAATCTTCTAGCTTATAGTATCTACCAAACTGTAGATGTATTCTGGAAACTTACAGGTCCGTTAAGAGATGATAGAGTAGGAAAAAAGTATCCAGAAGCAGGAATTATAGATACAAATGAAAGAATAGTAACCAGTAAAGATCCAGTATTCAAAGGACTCAAAGCTTATATAGCTGGCAATTACACTAAATTTTCAAGAACAAGTTAAAGTTGTAAAGTAGAGTTAAACAACTTATCTTGATGTTAAATAAAAGGTTATATGCACTACATTGTAGAGACGGTAGATCAATTAGCGAAACTTCCCGGGAAGTCTGAGTGCTTTCTTCAAGTAATACCCAATAACGATAATCAACATCCAGCTTTAGCAACCGTATCGTTAATTTATCTTAGACCCGAAGCAGAATCTAAAGGATACATTGTAGTAGTAGATCATTCAGAAGGCTTTCCTATAACATTAGATCTTGTAAAAGAACACCTGCGAGGATATACAGAGATCTACTGTTTAAATGCTAAAGCTCATTCATACTTCTTAGATCAACCTCTCCTTGATATAAACTATATACTTGCAGAGAAAGGAGAGAAACCTATTGAGAATAAAGGAGACACACCTCTAATAAACAGTTACTACCAGAGATTATCTGGACAGTATAGAGATATTAATAAGATTATACCTATCTCTAAATTATATGAATACTGGGAAGAAGTTTACTTAAAAGTTAAACCTTATTTTAGGAGTAAGATAACCGATTTTTATTTCGATTATACCAAAGTATATACGGAAGTTGAGAAGAAGGGTATACAGATAGATACAAGCTGTTTTATAGATCACTTCACTCCTCACAATATAGGTGATTTTTACCAAGACCAAAAAATCTATACTAGTTATAACCTCTACAATCAAACTATGCGTCCTACAAACGCATTCAACGGTATTAATTTCTTAGCTCTTAATAAAGAAAATCACTCTAGAAAATGCTTTATACCTCAAAATAACTTCTTTGTTGAGTTTGATTTCGATGGGTATCATGTAAGACTCATTGCTGATCTTTTAAACTTTGAATTACCCAAAGATTCCTCGATACATACCTACTTTGGCAAACAATATTTTCAACAAGATACTTTAACTGAAGATCAATACAGCCAAGCTAAGCAGATTACTTTTCAGAATATATACGGAGGAATACAGCCGGAGTACCGAGAAATCCCCTTCTTTAAAGTAATTAATTCTTATCTTCAGGACCTATGGGATACATACCAGTATAACAAAGGGATAATTCTTCCAACAGGTAAGCATTTTAATATACAAGAAGGCATGTACCCTATGAAACTCTTTAACTATGTCATACAGAATCTAGAAACTAAGACTAATGTAGAGCTTCTTGCTAAGATCCTCAAGCTGCTTGAAGGAAAGAAGAGCTTCGTTAATTTAATCGTGTACGATTCTTTTTTAGTAGATTTTGCTGTTGAAGACGGTAAAGACATTCTACTTAATATTTCAGAACTCCTTAGAGAAAGTAAATATCCAGTAAAAGCGAAATACGGAAAGGATTACGATTCTCTTATTAAAACAAGCTATTTATGATTACAGTTGGTATTAGTGACATTGATTATATGAATAGACTTTTCTGTACATTTACATCCAAAGAAACTCTAGATGAGACTCTAGGTAAGATAAGAACGAATTACACGATTCTGTATAATAAGATCTTTGTCTTAGAGTCCAAAGATTGTACAGATTTACTATGTACTTATAACATAGATACAAACCACCCTGCTTCCTCAGTTTTAAGCAATACGATTCTTTTACATAGAAAGAAAGAGACTAATACATTGTATACAATTAATGCTTTAAACATTCTTATTAAGCAACTTAACGGGGGAGTTTTAGATACGAGCTATAAGATTCCTTGGCTAGAATATAAGAATACCGTGCTTCTCACACAAGGCGAAGATCTACGCCTCCTAAGTACCAAGATACATAATATCATCAGCCTCTAAAAAAAAGTTGGCTCTGACAGATTTCTTTCTTATCTTAGATCTGAAATAGTTTTTTAATTTGCAAAACATAAATCATGGCTATGAACGTTAATTTAATTAAGCAGAAATTAGCAAGCCTACAGACTCGTGGTAATACCGGTCGTAGTAAAATTGCTGAATCTATCTGGAAAGCCCCTATTGGCAAATTCCAAGTACGAATGATCCCAGCTAAATGGGACAGGGAGAATCCATTCAAAGAAGTATTCTTCCACTACGGTATCAACAACCGTACTATGATTTCCCTAATTAATTTTGGAGAAAAGGACCCTATCGTTGAATTTTCTGAAAGCTTAAAGAAGCAAACTTACACTGTAGAGAATTTTAAATTGGCTAAGAAACTAGAGCCGAAGATGAGAGTCTTTGCACCTGTGATTGTTAGAGGAGAGGAAGATAAAGGTGTACGTCTTTGGGAGTTCGGAAAAGAAGTATACATGGAATTACTCGCTATCGCAGAAGATGAGGACGTAGAGGATTACACAGACACCTACCAAGGACGTGACCTCATTGTCGAAACTGTAGGACCAGATCAAAGCGGCCGTCAATTTAACAAGACCTCGGTACGCGTAAAAACAAAACAAACACCCGCTTCTGAAGATGCAAAGCAAGTTAAAGCGTGGTTAGAAGCACAACCAGATCCTTTAGAGCTTTACAAAAAGCCGACTTACGAAGAACTTAAACAAGGCTTGTATGAATGGCTAAACCCAGGAAGCTCTGAAGAGACAGAAGAAGCTGAAGAACCAAAAGCTGAAACACCAACCGCTCCTGCACCTGCAACCTCTGCTAGCAAATACAGTCTAAATGTAAAGCAAAAGCCGGATATTGATAAAGAGTTTGATGATTTGTTCAAGACAGACTCTACAACTAACGACTTACCCTTTTAATAAAGACTAAATATGGCAAAAGCTAAAGAATCGTTAAATACGACTATAACCAAGGCTATTAAAGGTAGCTTTGATTTAGAAGGTTTCAAAAAGAATAAATTCCTAGTAGGGAACGTTAAGTTTAAGGAAGATAAGTGGATTGAACTATCTCAACCTTTTCAAGACGTTCTCTCAATTCCCGGAATCCCTATGGGGCACATAACCTTACTTCGAGGGCATTCTGATACTGGGAAGACTACAGCCTTGCTAGAAGCTGCAGTATCTGCACAACAGAAAGGAATCTTACCGGTGTTTATTATTACGGAGATGAAATGGTCATGGGAACATGCCAAGCAAATGGGATTCCAAGTAGATGAAATCGTAGATGAGAGCACAGGAGAGGTAGTAGATTATAAAGGATTTTTCATTTACGTTGATAGATCTTCTTTAAACATGATTGAGGATGTAGCGGCGTTTATTGCAGATCTTTTAGATGAACAGAAGAAAGGTAACCTACCGTACGACTTATTATTCCTTTGGGATTCTGTAGGAAGTATTCCCTCAAGACTTTCAGTAGAGTCGAATAAGAATAATAACGAATGGAATGCTGGAGCTATGTCTCAACAGTTCGGTAATTTTATCAACCAGAAGATTGTACTATCTAGAAAAGAGTCTCAACCTTTTACAAATACACTCCTTGCTGTTAATAAGATCTGGGTCGCTAAACCCGGTAGTCCTATGGAGCAGCCTAAGATGAAGAATAAAGGTGGCGACACGATGTTCTTCGATGCTTCCCTCATCATTACCTTTGGTAACGTAAGTAATAGCGGTACTAATAAAATCAAAGCAACTAAAAACGGTAAGAATGTTGAGTTTGCTAAGAGGACAAAAGTAAGCTGTGATAAAAACCACATTACTGGAGTAACTACTGAAGGTAGGATTATCATGACAGTACATGGATTTATCCCAGACGATAAAAAAGCTATAGATACCTACAAGAAAGAACATTCAAAGGACTGGTTACAGATACTTGGAAGTAAGGATTTCGATGTAGTAGAAGAGACTGAAGAGGATATTAAGGATATATTTGAACCATCTGATAATGAATAAACAGTATCAAGCAATTTTTGATAATTTAAAAGAATCGAAACAAGAGACCCTGCATTT